TAAATAAACTGCAAGAAGCGTGACACGCGGGTTCTGCGTGGCGCGTCTTCTTGCTCTCCTTTGTTGCTTCTCGGCACCCAACAAGCAAGGCTCATGGCTTCTCGGCACCCAACAAGCAAGGCTCATGGCTTCTTGGCACCCAACAAGCAAGGCTCATGGCTTCTTGGCACCCAACAAGACGAGACTACCCGGTGGGTACTAAATATCCCATTGCTATATATATAGGTGCTAACCCTCTCTACAAAACGCAGCACTTTTTTCAAAATATGGGTATTTTTGTCCCTAAATACTTAATATATTTAACGATTTTATTAAATGCTTGATATTATTGATTTTTTCCACAGTGAACGCTCTATATAGGGGATATTTGAAGATATTTTTTTAAAAAACCTTCAAAAAAGTGCGATCTAATATTGTATAATTGTCATAATTGTCATAATTGTAATATTAATTGTCTTTTATCTGTGGAAATAGTTGATTTATATATCTTAATTGTCCTAAGTGTTATTTTAATCATTTTTTTTATTTTTTTTATAAAAATTTTTTTAAAAAAATCCCTATATAGGGGGCGTTTTTAGGGGGGTACGCTATACCTATCTCTTTGGTATAATTCAGGATTTTCCATAATTGCCATTTTGCGATTTGACAATTAATTACAATTATGGCAATTATGGATTTGCACTTAACCTATTGGAATCATTCATTTTGATCATAATTGTAATCGGTAATTGCCATTTTTGGGTGACAATTATTTTCCCGGAGCCCTGCCCGATGTAATAAACGCGACTTTCAAAGTCGCATGCCCCCAGACACAAAAAACCCCCGGAGCCAGTTCCGAGGGTTTTTTGTGTCAAGCAAGGAGATCCCATGGATGATCTTTTATAGTTGACATATTAAATAAAGTCAACTAAAAAAACAACAACAACAAATTTTTTTCCGGAGGCGCATGGAAGCTATTGAAGCGGGCAAGGCACTTTCCCTGGATCAGATTGACTTATTGCGACGCGAACGGCTTGCCCTGTCCAAACTAACAGATAAACAAAAGAAGTTCTGCGAAGTCTATGTCAGGACGTTTGACCGCCTGATGGCCATGCAGGAGGCGGGTTATTCTTTGCCCAAGAACCGTAGCGGCGGCTCGCAGATAAAACTGATCGACAAGACCTTCGAGAATATCATGAAGTCCCCGGCGGTCGCTGAGTATATCAATCTCCTCAAGCAGTCTGTGGCATCCCGTATCGGTGTGTCGATGGATGCCATTATCGAAGAATACCGAAGACTTGCGTTTGCCAATATGGCCGATTACGTATCCTGGGACAATAAAGGCGTGACGATTCTCAAATCATCAGACGACCTGACCGAGGCGCAAAAAGCCGGGGTGGTCGAAATCACAGAAACGACGACCAAAGCAGGCAAGGTTGTCAGAATAAAACTCCACAGCAAACAGGCGTCACTCGACCGGCTCTTTGAGATTCTTAAAGAACTTGAAGTGCATGAAACCAAAGACAATAAGGCGACGAAGATCAATCCGGTGCAGGTTAATATCATGTTGGCCGATCCGGCGAAGCGCCGTGCTCTGGAGCATATCTCTGAAGTCATGTTCGATAAAAAGATTGCGTTGAACTATACCGATAAAGACAAACTGGCGTTCAACCAGCAACTCGATAAAATCACAGAGAAATTATTAGGTGATACACATGGAAGCTCAGGTGGAAGGTCTGCTGGAGTCCCGCAGATTGAGAAAACTACAGGCGCAGGCGGACAAAGCGCAGACGCAGGCCGTTATGAAGAAACTGGCGGCGCCGAAGACGAAATACAAGACAACCAACAATCAGAACCGGGCGATACGCAAGGGGCTGACAGCGGTGAAGAACCGGAAGCGGACGGCGGACATCGATACGATATCGATGGGTTATGACCGGTTCATCGAAGACCAGTTACCGCCCGATGTTTGGAAATATCTTCCACATACCTTTGCGACCGTCATGTCAGGCGGTCTATGGGTGGCGTTTAAGCACCTGATATTATTAAGCCATATTATCACTGCTGCCATCGCCAAGGGTGGCGGGCGGATTATTATCTCCTTGCCCCCGAGGCACGGAAAGTCCTGGTTTTTATCCCAATGGCTGCCGGCGTGGTTCCTGTCCATGTGGCCGGATAAGAAAGTCATATTATCAACTTATGAAGCGAATTTCGCGGCGACCTGGGGCAGGCGAGTCAGGAATATTATCAAGCAGGACGGTCACCGGGTTGGTGTTTTTCTGGCCGAGGACGCCACGGCCAGTAACAACTGGGAAACACAACAGGGCGGCGGGATGATGACAGCGGGCATCGGTGGACCTATCACCGGGAAGGGCTTTCATCTTGGGCTCATCGACGACGCGCACAAAAACTGGCAGGAGGCGCAGTCGTCCACGATACGCAATATGATTAAAGACTGGTTCGACTCGACATTCTACACGCGCGCCGAACCCGGAGCGACGATAGTAGTGCTTATGACCCGCTGGCACGAAGACGACCTGATCGGTTATCTTATGCGCGAGAAGCGCGACGACGGGTGGGTACACGTCCGTATTCCTGCTATCGCAGAAGACTGGAACGGGGAGGAAGATGTTTTGGGGCGCCAGGTCGGCGAGGCGCTATGCCCCGAGAGATATGACATCACTGCACTGAATAGAATAAAGGCCAACATGACACCTATGATGTGGAATGCCCTGTTCCAGCAGCGGCCTGCCCCGATGGAAGGGTCAATCTTCCTGCGCAAAAACTGGAAGTATTATAAAATCCCGCCGACATGTAATTTTATTTTGCAGTCCTGGGACACGGCGTCCAAGAAGAATCTGGACAGCGCGTATTCAGTCTGCACAACCTGGGGCGTCTCGGATGTCGGAGCGATCATGCTGGACCGATGGCGGGAACATGTGGAGTTTCCACAGCTGCGGCGCGCAGTTACTGTTCAGTACATGAAATGGCAGCCGAACGTGATCCTGATCGAGGACCGCGACTCCGGGCAGGCGCTTATCCAGCAGTTACAACAGGAAACCACCTATCCCGTGCTGCCGATCTACCCGGATATGGACAAAGTCATCCGGGCGCAAGCGGTCAGCCCGATGCAGGAAAGCGGCCGTGTCTGGTTGCCGGATCCATCTTATCAGTCTGATGGCCGGGAGTGGGTGGGCGAATTCATTGATGTCTGCGCGACATTCCCCAATACGTTATACAAAGACGACATCGACTCCATGAGCCAGGCGCTCGCCTATATTATGACCATGTCCATGTCTGGCAGTATTTTATCATGCGAGCGGCGGAGAACATCAAAACTGCTTGAAAATTTCCGGTCCATGATGTAGGATAACCGCGTATTCCCTGTACTGTACGCGGCAAAGTCGTTGCACTGTATATTCCGGGGTCGCCCGTGAGGCCAAAAAAATGTTCGAAAAAATCATCGAAAAAATCCTGAAATACATGCCGCTGGTGATCGCAATCGAGCTTGCCGCGATACTGTATATTTTACAATCCTGGTCGAAAAGCATTCTCTGGGGATAACACCCAGGATGCTTTAGTCTTTGCATACCTGTTTTTTACATTCCGTAAAATATTCCTTGACTTTTTAAAATGTTTTCGACAGCTAATAATTATGTTGTTGTTGTTTGCTATTTCATAGGAGGCTCACATGTTTGTTGTTAAATTATTTTGCGTACTGATGATCGTGCTCGTGATTTTCGTAGCCGGCATGCTGGCTGAATATTTCATCATGAAAAATAATCCGGGTTTGCTGACAGACGTTGATGCGTTCGTTGCAGACATCAAAGATGAAAAAGTCCTGGCCAGGCTCAAGGAGGCTCTCTTGAAATAATTCTTTATAATACTGACTTCATTCTCACACAGGAGGACTCTCATGCTCATGCGCTCAGCAATACGCTTTACACTTCTCCTTGATCCAGCAGATCGCAAGGAGGTATGCCAATGATATTTCAAGTTGAATTATGGCATGTCATCCTGCTTTTCATTACCGTTGTCGGATATTTAATTAATAAACAATTCACCCACGAGAACCGTATTACCAAGATCGAGACCAGTTCGGCCTATATTATTCATTCGCTCAACGAAATCAAAGAAACCATCAAAGAAAACTGCACACTGATCAAAAATCATATCCTCGGAGAAGATAAGGACGAGCAATGATTATTTGTACGACACAGACATTTTATCGATATTCCGGCCTGTCCACTGACGTAAAGCCGGTAGATGGCATCCGCGACGCGTCGACGTTCTGGGAAACCGACACCGGTAAAGAATATGAATACCGCGGCAAAGAACTCGGCTGGGTGCTCAAGCAGAACCTCGTGACTGTGAATTCCGATGATGCCGTTAAAGTCTATCAGTCCGGAAATTATCTTTATGTCTGCTCCGCGCCTCCCGGCACGGAGAGCTCTGAGGCCAAATGGAAAATCAAACGTCTGAACATTGTTACCATGGTGTTATTGTGGGCGAACGGGAACGCAAAATATATTAACCCGGCGACCAACGTATCCATCGTTGCCGCCCTACCCTATTCTTAATTACAGGAGGCAGTTATGTATTATTTGAGCATGTTTAATTTCGGTCTGTATCCCCTGGTTGTTGGTTATGTCACATTGTTACTGGCATTGCTGTTGATGTTCGCCATGACTATGCTGATCTTGAAAATCGGCCGCATTGTGATGATCATGCTGAAGCAGGCCATGTTTGAACCCGGGGAAAAGATCATCAAAAAAGTGAACGCCCTGAACGGAAAGGCGTCGCGCCTCGTCATGACGAAAAAACCGACTAAGAAGAAAACAAAAAAAGTGATTAAAGTGATTAAATCGATAAAACCGGTTAAAACAAAAAAACGAATAAAGTGAGGTAACTCTGCCATGATGACATTATTAGGATCACTGATTGGCATCATCGCCCGGCTCGTGCCGGAATTTATAAAATTTTTCGATGCCAAAAACGACCGGAAGCACGAACTCGATATGCAGGACAAGGCTCTGGAATTCCAGAAACTCAAGGGCTTCCAGAAGCTCGACGAAATCACGACAGCCGGACAACTGAAATACGAGGCCGAATCTTTGAACGTTCTGACCGAAGCCATCCGCGGCCAGGATGCGCCGTCCGGCGTCAAGTGGATTGACGGATTTTCAAAACTCATGCGGCCGCTGATTACGTTACAGTGGGTGATATTGCTCTACCCGTCTGTGGTGATCATGTCGTTTATTGTTTTACTGACGCAAAACGTTCCGTTGATTACAGCCCTTGGGACTGTCTGGGGACAGGATGAAAAATCTCTGGTCGCCGGCATCGTTAACTTCTGGTTCCTGGACCGCATTTTAAAGAGATATCAAAAATGACACAAGCCGCTCTGGACACCGCAAAAACAATCGCCAAACCGTTTGAAGGCTGGTCGGCCAGGGTTTATATCTGCCCGGCCGGTTATCCGACAATCGGATGGGGACATCGCTGCGCGAAAGACCACCCGGAAATAGATAAGCAGCAGGGCGAAGTATATCTGAGCAACGACATGATGATCGCCCTGTCCGGAGCGATACGGCATTGCCCGGGATTATTAAAACATCCTGACGTTCTCGGTGCGATTGCCGACTTTTGCTACAACCTCGGCGTCGGCCGTCTGCAGACCAGCACGTTAAAACGTAAAATCAATGCTGAAGACTGGCCCGAAGTTATTAATCAACTCATGCGCTGGGTGCGCGGCGGCGGCAGAATCCTGCCCGGGCTCGTAAGGCGTCGAACTGCCGAGGCGATGTTTGTCAGAAAATTATCGGAGGCAAATCATGGCGGAAGTTAA